CAAGCACAAGGACTGCTTGATTATTATAATAGCATATCAAGTCAATCAATGGTTGATTTAGAAAACAATGCTGTACTAGCACAAGAACAAAGCCAAAGAGAACTGCGTGAAGAATGGGGCCGAAGTTATGATGACAATCTTAACAAAGCATCAACCGTTGGAAAACAATTCTTTGGTGAAGATGTGTTTGGTATGCAATTAGCAGATGGATCAAAGCTCGGAGATAATCCAGCATTAATTAAAGGTCTATCAAAAATGGCAAGCATAGTATCAGAAGATGTATTTGCTGGAGACAAAGACTCAGCTGCATCAAGTGCTAACATGCAACAACAGATTAACGACTTAACTGCACCTAACAGCCCGTATTGGAACAAGATGGATCCTCAACACGATGCAACGGTGCAAAAAGTTTTGGCCTTACGATCAATCGTAACTGGCTAACAAGATTTGGAACAACTGGTTTACTAGCTCCAAAAGACAATAGGACAGACTATCAGCTACCAGCTGTAAAATGCAAGACAACCCCACTGGGATAATTGGCTGAAACATTAATCTTAACTTAAACACGAAAGGACTTAATTATGAGTTCAGAAATCACAACTGCGTTTGTCGAACAGTATTCGTCAAATGTAAGTATGCTAGCACAACAAATGGGAAGCCGTTTGCGTGCTGCTGTGGATGTGGAAAACGTAACAGGTAAGAATGCATTTTTTGATCAAGTTGGCGTAACAGCTGCTGTTCAAAGAACATCAAGACATGCAGATACACCTCAGATCGATACACCACACTCACGAAGAAGATTAAGTTTGTCCTCTTACGAATGGGCAGACCTGATTGATGATCAAGACAAAGTAAGAATGTTGATAGATCCAACGAGCAATTATGCCAAGGCTGCTGCTTCGGCTATGGGACGTTCAATGGATGATGTTATCATTTCTGCTTTACAAGGATCAGCACAAGCTGGAGTAGCTGGAGCAACTGCTGTTGCATTACCATCTACATCTAAGTTTGCAACATCTAACCAGTCTGACGGACTAACAATTGCAAAACTAATTGCAGCTAAAAAGTTCTTTGACTTGAATGATGTCGATCCTTCAATTGCCAGATACGTTGTATGTGGAGCAACTCAGATTGCTGATTTACTTGGTACAACTCAAGTAACATCAAGTGATTTTAACACAGTCAAAGCTCTTGCGGCTGGTGATATTGATACTTTTATGGGTTTCAAATTCATCTTGTCTAATAGACTAAACTTTGACGCAACAAATACGGATGACAGACTAGCTTTTGCTTTCAGTCAAGACAGCATTAAATTAGGCGTTGGTAAAGATATCACTGCTAAAATTGATGTTCGTGCTGACAAGTCTTATGCTACACAAGTTTACACTTGTATGGACATAGGTGCTGTAAGAATGCAAGAAACAAAAGTGTTTCAAATTCCGTGTAACGAATAATAGATAGGAGAATATAATTATGGGTACTAAAAACTCAGACTTAGTAGCTAACTTTGAAGCTGCTCCTCAGGTGGCAAATAGTGCTGCTCTTTTACACGGAGTTGTTCGTGTAGCACAGGGTACTATTGCACTTGCTGCTGGAGATTCAGATGACAATGATATTGTTATGCTGGCTCCAATACCAAGTAATGCTGTTATATCTCAACTATTTATTGGTTCAGATACCCTTGGTGGATCGTGTACTTTCAATCTTGGAATCTACACTTCTGCTGGAGTAGTTAAAGACGAAGATGTATTTGCAACTGCCGTAGCTGACGCTGGGGCAATGGCAGATGTTCGTTTTGAAGCTGCTAACATCAACACTGCTGGGCAAAAACTTCACGAATTGGCTGGAGATACAACAGATCCAGGTGGATATTACTATGTGGCTGCAACTATGCAAGCTGCTGGTGGTACTGCTGGTGATATGTCGTTCAACATCAATTACGTTGTTAACTAAGCACTAAGCAAACTATGGGGGTAGTCGTTATGGCTACCCTCATACATTAAGAGATATTTTATATGACATCACAAGTTGACATAGCCAACGGAGCTTTAAATCAAATTGGAGCTTCAACTATTATAAGTCTGTCTGATGACAGCAAAAATGCACGCATGATTAATCAACGATATGACATGGTACGAGACCGTGTGTTTCGTGAACATCCATGGAATTGTTTATTAAAACGTGCAACGATTGCAGCAGACACGGCAACACCTGAGTATGAATATTCATACCAGTACACATTGCCAGCTGATTGTATTCGATTGTTAAAAACATTTGAAATGCAAGATGATGTTGATTTTAAAGTCGAAGGCAGAAAAATTGTTTCTGATGCTGAGACTATGAAGATTTTATATGTGGCAAGAATTACAGATACCACACAATACGACACAAGTTTAATTGAAACACTAACAGCTGCACTAGCAGCAGATATTGCTTATGGCATAACTGGATCAACAACAATGATTCAGATTATGGAAGAACGATATAAAGAAAAATTAAAAGATGCTCGATTTGCAGATGCTACCGAAGGTATGCCAGACGAATTGGACTCTGATTATCCGTTTATTGCATCGAGGTTTTAATGGCTAGATCTGCCTACCCTTACACCAGTTTTACTGGTGGAGAACTGTCTAAAGATTTGGATGGTCGAATTGATTTAGAAAAGTACAAAGTAGGATGTAAGACAATTGAGAATATGATTGTCTATCCTCACGGAGTAGCATCAAGACGACCAGGCACAAAGTTTATTGCCGAAGCCAAACGTGGAACTAATGGTACAGCTCACAGACTTATACCGTTTGAGTTTTCAACGACACAAACATATATGCTTGAGTTTGGTGATGAGTATGTACGTTTTTTTAAAGACAACGGCATCATTACAAAAACTGGTTTAAACATATCAGCTATTACCAAAGCCAATCCAGGTGTAGTGACATCAGCTACTCACGGACTAACAGCTGGTGACTATGTTATATTAGATGGCATAGTTGGCATGACAGAATTAAATGGCCGACAATTTAGAGTTGGCACAGTTGGATCATCAACTACATTTCAACTATTAAATACTGACGGAACTAATTTTAATACAACATCATTAACAACGTATGCATCAGGAGGTGTAGTTTATCCTATTTATGAAGTAACATCACCTTATCCATATAGTGTGTTGCCTGATCTTAAATTTGCACAATCAGCCGATGTTATGTATATCACACATCCATCGTATGCTATTCGTAAACTATCAAGAACTGCACACACATCATGGTCATTTTCAACACCAACATTAACAACAGGAACTGATTTTATTGTATCAGCTATTACACAAGCTAATCCTGGAGTTGTATCTACAATATTAAATAATGGTTTAGTCAAAGGTGATTTTATAAAGTTTGCCAATATTGGTGGCATGACATCATTTAACAGCGGTGTATTTAAAGTTGGTGATTTAAAAAATAAAATTACAATCAGTGGCATTACTAAAGCTGATCCTGGAGTAGTAACTACATCAGCAGCTCATGGTATGATTGAAGGTGATAGTTTTGATATTACAGATGTAGTTGGCATGACACAATTAAATGGCAACAGTTTTAAAGTAGGAGCAATTTCAGGTGGATCAACAACAGCTTTTGTAATTCAAAACGGCAATGGTATTAACATTGATACAACTGATTACACAACATTTGTTTCAGGTACATTAACTGGGCCAGATCAACATTTTGAAGTGCAAGATGAAAATGGCACTAATGTAGATACATCAAGTTTAAGCTCATTTAGTGGATCAACGGGTACAGTTACAAAACTAAACAATCCAGTATTAAACTTAGGCACAAACAACTACCCATCGTGTGTGTCATTTTTTGAACAACGATTGGTCTTTGCAAACACCAATAACAATCCGCAGACGATATGGTTTTCACAGTCTGGTGATTACGAAAACTTTACAGAAGGTACAGATGCAGATGATGCAATGAATTTTACCATTGCTAGTAACAAAGTTAATGCAATACGTTATTTAGCTGCATCACGATCATTATTAATTGGTACAACGGGTGCAGAATTTTTGGTAACAGGATCAGATAGTGTTAATGGACTATCACCTACTAACATTAATATTCGTAAACAATCAGTAACTAAAACAACACCTTTAACTGTTTCTACTTCAACAGTAAGTGTAGGTGACAATGCAATAACAAAAGCATCTCATGGTTTATCTACGGGTGATGT